GAAGAATCACTTCACGAAAGAGAAATATGACTATCACAAGTATTGTGGTAAGAGTCGTGCAACAGTACAATCTTTCTATAAAAGGAAGGATCGATTCTGGTTTGAAAAGTTAGCACGCAATAAATCTGATCAAGAAGTTATTGAGTTTTTCATTTCCAATTTTGTTACCTGTACTGACCCAGGTAAGATGTGGATTGGTGAAATGATCAGAGAAGGTGAGGGTCGATACACCTCATGGAAACGAAGAACACAATCTCTTTCTTATATTTTTAAAGAAGAGATGGAGTCCGTTCTTGCTAATAGAGATATTAATAATGCTTTTGCAAGTTCAAATGGACACCCACCAATACTCAAGGGATATCTCAGCGGAGATATTTCACTTGAGACAATGGTAATCTGTGATAAGATACTTGGTTATCGAACTGACTATGATAAAAAACTGACAGACCCAGTGTGGGAAACCGTCAGTATGAGAATGCGAAAGTATTCTCCATTCCTAAATATCGATGTATTCCACTACAAAAAAATTCTAAAGGAAATGGTCCATGGCACTTAATAATTCTGAAGTATTAGAAAATCTGCTCAAGCAGAGAGTTGAGATTGAACAGCAACTTGAATCACTTCGCGTTACTTATCTAAAAGTTCTTGGTGCGATTGATGCTCTTCAACAAATTGAAGAGGCAAATGCTGAACCAGAGCCAGAAACTGAAGAGGAGGAGTCTGAAGAAGAATGAGCTTCTTTGATTCAGAGGTCGTCCGTGCAGAGATGACCGAAATCAGTGAATTGCAAGAAGACGTTTATACCAACGTCTTCAAATTTCCAACCATGAATAAGGAAGAAAAACTTTTTCATGTTAGACTTATGGGAAAATTGATAGAGAAACAAAAGATTCTCTACACTCGCTTGAGTTTATCTGATGACCCAGAAGCAAAACTGATGAAGCAAAACATTCTTGACTCTGCTCAACTGATGGGACTCTCATCTGATGTTGATATGAATGTCGTTTTTTCCAATATGGAAAAGATGCTTAATGTTATGAAAAAGAGTATTGACAACAACGACTCCGACCTGTAGAATAAACGGGTACACACAAGCCAAATACGTACAAACAAAACGAATCCTATGTCTTTCGCAAATCTTAAAAAGCAATCTTCTCTTGGATCCCTGACCTCTAAATTGGTCAAGGAAGTTGAGAAGATGAACAATACTGGTGGCGGTGGAGATGACCGTCTCTGGAAACCTGAAATGGACAAGACCGGCAACGGTTATGCAGTCATCCGTTTCCTCCCCGCCCCTAACGAAGAAGAACTTCCTTGGGCAAAGATGTACTCCCACGCATTCCAAGGTCCTGGTGGTTGGTACATTGAGAACTCACTGACTACTATTGGTCAGAAGGATCCCCTTGGTGAATACAACCGCGAACTGTGGAACAGTGGTAGTGACACTGATAAGGATACTGTTCGTAAGCAGAAGCGTAAACTCTCCTACTACAGCAACATCTATGTTGTGCAGGATAAGACAAACCCTCATAACGAAGGTAAAGTTTTCCTATTCAAGTATGGAAAGAAGATCTTTGATAAGATCATGGAAGCAATGCAACCTGAGTTTGAGGATGAGAGTCCAATCAATCCCTTTGACTTCTGGCAAGGTGCTAACTTCAAACTGAAGATCAAGAAGGTTCAAGGTTATTGGAATTATGACTCGTCTGAATTTGATCGCATTGCACCACTCCTGGATGATGACGATGCTCTTGAAGCCCTGTGGAAAAAAGAGTACTCGCTTACTGCCCTGACTGCTGCAGATCAGTTCAAAGACTATGATCAACTGCAGAACCGTCTTAAGATGGTGTTGGGACAGAAGTCTACACCTCGTCGCTACGATGAGGAACTGGAAAGTGAGAGTGAAGGTCGTGGATCTTTCTCTCCTGACTTCAAGTCAAAGGCACCTGAACCTGCTGCTGACTTCAATGCACCAGATATCACTCCAACAAAGTCTGCTGACTCTGATGAGGATGATGCTCTGTCCTACTTCCAGAAACTTGCTGAAGAATAATTACTGAAATAGTCTAATATTATCAGCAGTTTTCAAGGATTCAGTCTTATATTGACTGGATCCTTTTCTGTATGTCATCATTTCCTCCAGATCATCACGAATAATATTGAGGTATCTGGACTTCAGTAGGAAAATATTTCTCTTATCGTCTTCAAGTTGTGATTCATACTCATAGTTTGTGACTGCCTTTGCAATATTAGATAGATTGAATAGGACATCACTTCTACTATCTGTATATGAAAAAGCAAATGTGGAATCAGTTCTAAGACCAGCAGGCATCACAACGATACCATTACCATCTTTTATTTCTGTGGTTTCATAGTGATGAGCACCATTGAAGAGAGTATCATAGTCACCATACTTCTCAAGCATGTATCTATCAAAGTCTGTCTGTCTCAGTGGCCACTCACTCTGAATATTAATGACGTTATTGCAGGCAAGGACCAACCAATCTAAGTTAGAGTCTTGATAGAAATCAAATGCTACATTATCTGGTCTATCATCACCTCTGATCTGATACTTTTCAAAGATAGCAACACTTTGGAAGATATCCTCTCTGAGTTTTCCTTTCTTAAATAAATTTTTTACTTGAATATAATCAGAGATCTTCGCATCAGGAAGTCTGCTAACGTATTCAAAATCTGGAAGTTGACTGAAGTATTTTGACATTTTAGAAACCTATGGTAGCATCATTATCCTGATCATAATCATTATTGAATACGGGTTCGAGTTCACCAAACTGTAATGTAAGTTCGTATGATGTCATTTCGCCATCTGGAAAAGTTGCATAATTTCCTTCAGGAGTGTAGTTCACTGCAACAGATTGCAGAGCACACTCTTTTATTTTATTCATGAAAGGATTATCATCACCACTTGGACCTCTATGAAGATATTGAATTTGGAAAGTATGAGGAGATTTCAGGAATAGGTGAGATTTACTTTTTTGTGCTGCAGATCCTTGCTTGAAAAATCGAATGATCTTTACAATTTCTTCACTCTCTCTCCTTTCTCTTGCATTCATTTTGAATTGAAAAGAGAATGTTCTGAGTGAAGGACCAGAGAAAAGAAGTTCAAGGTTTGGATTGATAACAGCACCAGTTGTTCTTGTTAATAACTGACCACCAGTTCCTGATGCAGCACCAGCAAATACGGCTCCAAGACCAGTGGAAACTTCACTATTATTTTGAGCTAATTTATCTGCTTGATTTTGTAAAGTTCCGAAGAATCCATCAGCACCACTAGTAACTCCACTCAATGCAAGTCGTGCTAATTCTGCTTCCATAGCATTCATATTTTGTCCCGACCATTGGACAGAGTTAGTATCTTGAATACCGCCAGGGATTGGAAGGATAACGGTTCCTATCCCGTCTCTACTCTCTGCTCTATCACTAAATGCAAAGGTTGTTTCACTAAAATCTTTTGGAACATACTCAAGCATTGTAAATTTAATTACATCTTGCTTAGTCTTTCCAAGATCTAATGGATACACACAGTTTGGAAAACTTTTTCTTGTATCTGCTCTGTCTGAAACGGTAGCACTTCCACCCGCAGGTTGAGAGTCTTGATTCTCATCAGTTGTTGCTTTATTTGGTTGACCTTGAGCCCTGTTATATTCTTCTGTTTCTTGAGACTTCTCAACAAAATCACCTCTCATAGACTCCATTTGAGTCTGTGATGCTTTGTTTAGTCTCCCCTCGTTTTGTTTTATTTTGGTAGAAACACCATCTTTAAAATCCCAATTATTTACACTTTCTCTTTCTGCGATGACTTTTCCACCTGCACCTTTGGCATCACTGTATTGCAACATTTCGACAGAGTAAGTTCCATCTCCCAACTTTGTTGTTCTGGTAGCAGTGTAGATGGTCTCTTTATTTCTAGCTTGCCCTATAGTTACAGGACTTATCTTACTCGTTACAACAGTCATCTAAAGATGGTTTTTTATTTATTTAGGACAAATTTTCCGTATTGTAATGAGAGTAGATCATCAAGTTCATCTTGTTGTACTATGTATACTTGAGTTCCTAACTCTTCCCAGGTATATTGTCTATACTCTTGGTGATGAAAGTTGATTCCACGAAACCCCCAAGCAAATATATCAGTTACTGCAACCAATGGATTTTGATCGTATTTAAGATTGGGAGTCTTTGCATAATATTTAAAGGTGCAGATATTTCCTTCTTCTGGTATGGGTGCTACAGTATCATTCAGTGCATACATTATCAATTCCATTCTGTCATTCACATCAGATTCAGATTGAATGTCTTGTTTTATGGGTTCGATACGGTTCATTTAATACCTAACTCGTTTTCTGTGATGATCTTGAATTCAATTCTTCTATCTTCACAAAACTCTTGAGCAGCTCTCCACTTTGCTTTATTTACTTCCCAGGTCTTACATTCATAGATGTATGACTGAGTAACTTTCTTTCTCTTTGCTGGTGGTTTTGTTTGCTTCTTGGGTTTCACCTCAATAACATAAGTCTTGACTTGACCATTACTCTCCTTCACTTTAATAATAAAGTCTGGAAAGTATTTGTGAACCCTACGATCAAGTGGTGAGATGTATGGAATGTGAAATTCCTCACTACCCCACTGCAGGATGTTTTGATTTCTATCGCACCACTTCATAAAGGTCAATTCCCAAGAACTGCGGTAGATTATATTTTCATAATTGCCTTTATATTTATTGGGAAATTTTGGATGAAACTTACCCTTATGAAACTGACCATCACGACCCATATTTTTTCCATCCTTTGACAGTATGCCTCTTACCGTTCATCATCTCTGATACGTGACCAACAGACAATCTGTGCTCTTGACAAAAATGTCTAAGTACGTTATAATGAACTACCTCACCTGTCGGGGAAACTACCGTACCACCCTTATGTAAAGTTGGTTTTGGGATACCAGTCATAGAGTTACTCATCTTACGTTTGGTTTCCACAGTATGAGACACCCCAGTCATTCCACCACGGAATGGAACTGGATATGTTTTTGCTTCGTAGGTCTCTTCTAAAATGGTTGCACCACCGACATCAAATGTCGTACAGATATTTGTTGTGTCCCATTTATAACTAATAGTTTTTTCTGCCATACATAATATATAAGGTTAAAAATTATTTATAGATGCCTACTCCAAGGTCTGTATCAGACATTAAATCTAAATTATTAAGACCTGCGCTTACTTCTCACTTTGAGGTGCAACTTTCTTTTCCTCAAGCACTTAGAAGTTTTCTTAGTGTCAATCAAGAGACTGTAAATTTGTCATGCTGTGAGGCAAGTCTTCCAGGATCTCAGTTAGCGACTCTTGAAAATAATAATGACCGCACTGGTGTAACAGAAAAGCACGCATATAGAAGACAGTTTGATGATAGAATCGATCTGACTTTTTATGTTGATGCTAAGAATTACACAGCAATTCGTTTCTTTGAGGGATGGATTAGTTTTATTATGAATGAGGATCAAGATGAAAATCCGTTTTCGGGTGGAAGCGGGCCTACTGCCGATACACCACCAAGTCTTGCATCAAAAGAATATAATTATAGGGCAAAGTATCCCAATGATTATATTGCCGATCAAGGGTTGAAAATAACAAAGTTTGAAAGAGACTATCAACAACAACTGACCTACGAATTCATTAGGTCATTCCCTCTGAGTATTTCATCAATGCCAGTTTCGTTTGATGCATCATCTCTTTTGAAAGTCAGTGTATCAATGAGTTACATCCGATACATTGTACTGAAGACTCCAAGTAAAACTGGATCGCAAGGAGGATCTAATCCAGCAGAGAGATTTAATCCATCGAGTCAAGCAAATTCAAATTCTCAACAATTGTCAAATCTATATAATCCATCTATTAACTCTAACTCATCCTTCAGAAGAAATATAAACAGAGTTACTCCAGAGGATGCCCGTCTAATTCAAGAAGAAGCAAATTTCACACTTCTGTGAACCCATCTAAATAAAATTACTGAAAAAATCCTATAAGACATCATGCCTTTACCAAAGATTGCCACACCGGTATATGAACTTGAACTACCATCAACAGGACAAACAATCGAATATAGACCTTTTCTTGTAAAAGAAGAGAAAGTTCTTGTGATTGCTTTGGAGAGTGAAGATACTAAGCAAATCACAACTGCGATTAAAAATGTCATCAAGAATTGTATCAAAACAAAAGATATCAAAGTAGAAAATCTTCCTACATTTGATATTGAATTTTTGTTTTTGAACATTCGTGGTAAGTCTGTTGGTGAAGTGATTGAAGTAAATGTTACTTGTCCTGATGATGGAGTAACTCAAGTTCCCATCAAAATTAATCTGGATGATATTCAGGTTCAAAAGAACGAGGAGCATACAAATAGAATTAAAGTAGATGATAGTATTATGATGGAGATGAAGTATCCATCTCTTGATCAGTTTATCAAGAACAACTTTGATTTTGATGAAAAGAATGCAATGGATCAATCATTTGATTTGATTGCAACTTGTATTGATAAAATCTTTACTGAAGATGAAGTTTGGGCAGTAGAAGATTGTTCTAAGAAAGAGATTGTAGAATTTCTTGAGCAGATGAATTCCTCACAGTTCAAGGAGATTGAGAAGTTCTTTGAGACCATGCCTAAGTTATCTCATTCAATTAAGGTAAAGAATCCAAAGACAAAGAAAGAAAATGAGGTAGTAATTGAGGGATTAGCGGGTTTTTTCGCATAGCCCTGATCCATATGGATCTGGAGAACTACTACCGACTAAATTTTGCTTTGATACAGTACCATAAATATTCATTAACTGAGATTGAAAACTTGATGCCTTGGGAACGAGACATCTACGTTGCATTATTACAACATCATCTTGAAGAAGAAGAATTAAAACAAAAGCAAAGGAATGCCATCAAGTAAATTCGGTTCTAAGTTCTTAGGTGAAGAAAGATACCAGCAGTATGTTGAGGAACTTACTGCTGACGGGACCATTGATGGTGAGAAATTATCTCCCGAAGAGAGAAAGGAAGGATTTAAGAAGAGAAACGATAAGATCGGATTCCAAGATTTTGTAGGGAAAGTATTAGATAAAAAGCAATCAGCAACAGTTTCAAAGGGACCAACAGCATTACCTGGAGGTGGTGGTGGAGGAGCACTTGTAACGCAACCGATAACAGCAGCAGGAACAACAAAATTTGATCCAAGTAAGATTGCCCCTACAACCGCTGCAGGTGGTGGTATACTTGAAGAGATACTGAAGATTGTTACGTCTATTCGAGACACTCTTATAGAAAAGAATGAGTTTGATGTAGACCAATCTAAAAAAGACAGTCAAACTGCAGAGAGAACAAAGAGAGCAAAGAAAGAAAAAGGATTAGAGTCTGGCATTTTCAAAGGTCTGGCAAAAGCAACTGAGAAAGTTCTTGCTCCAGTCAAAGGAATGTTTGAAAAAATCTTTGACTTTATCAAGACTGTTATCTTAGGTAATATTGTAATGAACATCCTTAAGTGGATGGGTGATGAAAAAAATGAAGGGAAAATTGATAATCTCATTAGATTCTTCAAGGACTTTTGGCCTGCTATTGTTGGAGCATACCTATTATTTGGAACTAAGTTTGGTGGTTTAATTAGAACCATTGGTGGTTGGGCACTTAAAATTATTAAATTTGCTGTACCAAAACTACTGAGATTTGTCACGCGAAATCCGAAAGCAGCAGCGGCATTGGCAGTTGCTGGTGGTGTCGGAATGTTGGGTGCAAGAATATTAACGGGCACAGAAGTTGATGGTAGTGAAGAAACATCTGAAGAAGATCAAACTCCTGAACAACAACAGGAAGCAGAGTTCAAAGCAGCACAAACAACAGCAACAGACAGTTTAAAAGAAGCAGAAGAACCAGCAAAAATGGCCAAGGGTGGTAAAGTCCCTGGATCTGGAAATAAGGATACGGTTCCTGCAATGCTCACTCCAGGTGAGTTTGTGATGAGTAAAGGAGCAGTTGCAAAATATGGTGTAGATACGATGAGATCTATGAATGCTGCTGGAGGTGGAACTGGTGTTCCAAATCTTATGTCAAATGGTGCATTTGGATATTCAAGTGGTGGAGGTCCTGGCATAGAACCATCTGAAGAACCTGGTGGTAGAAACAAAGAGGGAACAGAAAAACCTTCTGGTGGTGAAAATTTCCTAACCTCATTCTTAGGTGGCATGGGTGGCATGTTTGGACAAAAGGGTAAAAAGGAAAAACCATCATCCAAAGAAACTCCATCAGGTAGTAGTCTGACAGAAACTCAACAGAAAGCACTTCAAGTTCTTGCCAAGTATGAATCTGGAGCAGCAGGATATGATGCAGTAAATCAAATTGGAACAGCTGGTGGTAGAGGAGTCAAAGGATTCTCGGGTGACATTAAGAAGATGCCACAACATGAAGGTAGATCACTGACAGATTTTACCATAGCAGAAATTAAGAAACTGCAATATGATGACAAAACAATGTCTGATGATCAATGGACAGAAGCTGGTAAACTTCATGCTGTTGGTGCATATCAATTCATTGGTAACACTCTTCCTGGAGTTGCACAGAGAGCAGGTATACCAGACAATGCTAAATTTACTCCTGGTGTTCAAGATCTCATGGCACTTCAGTTGATGAAGGAACGTGGAATTTCTCCTTGGGTTGGGCCAAGTGATAAAGCAACTCCTTCCGAAAGAGCAATAGTAGAGAAAGCAAGATCTGAACCTATAGCATATGATCCATCAATGTCTACTGGTGGTGCAGTCACTGCTTCTGCATCAGGAACTGCTCTGAGTAGTACAAGTTCAAGTAGTGGAGCGTCAAGATCTGTTTCAAGTGGTTCTTCTTCAGGCGGTTCAAGTGGCAATGTTCCAAAATTTGATTATAAAAAAATAAGACAAGAACTTGGAATAAAGAGTGCATCTGTTTCTAAACCATCAAGACCATCATCAACCGCAGCATATGCACAGATGCAACAGGGACAACAACAGAGTCCTCAGAAGACTGAGAAATCTCAATCACCAGGTATTCCCTCATTTGATGCTGCTGCAATGTCTTCCTCTAAGAAGATAAAAACTTTAGGAATAACGGTGTAATCTATGGCAATTACTGCTCAGAAGTTACTTCCACAAAAGACTGGCGGGGCAATGGTCCCGATAAAGAAAAGTGCTATCACAAAAATTACCCCGATAGGAGTAAAAAAATCTATATCTGCTGATCCTGCTGAGGGAGAAGAGAAAGATACTCTTGTAGTAATAAAAGAGAGATGTATTGAAATAGATACTCTTCTCAAAGGATCTCTTGCACTTGATAAGATTAGAGCAGATCAATCACGAAAGAAATCAGAAAAGAAAGAACGTGCTGAAGGAGAGAAAGAATTAGAGAAGAGTGATAATAAAGATGAGAAGAAAGGAAAAGATCCCAAATTACCCAAGATAAGTTTCTTTGATCGTATTAAAAACTTTATCAAGAATGTCATTCTTGGGTTTATTGTAACCAGACTGATAAAGTTTGCTCCTCAGATAGCAAAAGTTCTATCATTCTTAGCACCCATTGGTAAGTTTATCTTCGCCGTTGGAGAAAAACTATTAGAGGGATTTGTTAATCTTGTTGACTTTGGATATAAGATTTACGACTCTGGTAGAAAGTTTATTGGTGATAAGTTAGGTGATGAAGCATTAGCCAACTTTGATAAATTATCTGGTGCAATCAATACAATGCTGAACTTGGCATTGATTGCTGCCATGGCAACAGGTGCTGGTCTTGGTCGTGGTAAAAAACCTAAAGTCAAATCAAAAGTCAAACCAAAAGTTAAGACAAAAGTTGACCCTAAACTAAAGAAGATGGGTCTGTCTGATGATCAGATCAAGGCATATAATAAAGCAAGACAGGGTGGTGCTGGTGCTACTGATGCATTAACTCAAGCAAGAAAAGTCAAACCAAAACCAAAACCAAAAGGGTTCTTTGGTAGAATTGGGCAGGGATTTTCTGATTTTGGTACAGCAACTAAAGACCTTGCAACCAAAGGTGTTAAAGCACTTGGTGGCGGATTAAACTTTTTATCTGGTGGCAATCTTGGTAAGTTTGGAAACTTCTTACAAGATCAATATAAGAACGCATCTAAATTCGCACGAAACTCATATGATAAGGTTGCTCAAGTTGCTTCAAACTTAAAAAATAAAGCCTATCAAGGCATCGATAATTTTAAAAAGGGAGCTGCTAATCTTGCAGATAATGTAAAGAAAGCAGCAATCCAAAAAGTTATAGAACCTTTAAAACCAATTTTTGACCCAATATTAAATCGGGTAAAAAAAGTTGGTGAAAGTATTATGGGTATCTTAAGAAAGATACCTGGATTTGAACTCGTAGACAAGGTTCTAAGGAAGAATGGTGTAAAAGGTATTGGTGACGCGAAAGGACTTCTCAAGAAAGTAGGTGGAAAAGCAATACCAATTGTTGGTGGTATCGTTAACCTCTTATTTGCATATGATAGATTAGCTCAGGGAGATTTGATTGGTGGATTACTAGAGGGTGCATCTGGTGTTCTTGATTTATCTGGTGCATTTGGATTCGTTCCTGGCCCTGGTATTTCTATGGGTATTGATGCATATATGTTTGCCCGTGATTTTATTCCTCAAATTCAGGAGACTGAAGGGAAAATTGTAGATGGGATAGGTCTTGGTGGATTAAAAGGTCAATTAGAAGCCGTATCTAAAAAACTTCCAGATCTTTCTACCATTGCAAAAATGTTTACTGGTGGCGATCCAAACAAACCAATGATTGGTGATAAGGGAGAAACCTCAGGAACTACTAAATCAAACCTTGGTTCTACTCCTACTACAGCATCAGGAAATAGTGATGTTAAAGTTGGAGGTAGTAATGTTGTCGCCATTGGTAAAGACTTGACTAATAAAGGATTTACTGTTGCAGAACATCCAGATTTTACTAAGGATACATCTGGTGGTGCATATACTCCTGGTGAGGGATCAGTATCTAATGTTCATAAAGGTCGTGGTCACTATGAATCCAGAGCAATTGATGTCACTAATTTTAAGGGAGGAGACCCAGGGTATAAACAATCATATCTTCCTGTATTGAATTCACTTGAGAATAATTCTGCAATCAAAATGCTAATTCATGATACATGGGGATTCTACAAAGATGGTGGTAAGTCTGGTCCTGGATCATACGGACACCCTGAACATATGCACATTGAGGTAAAAGACGAGGGTGGATTCATTGGTAAAGGATTATTCAAGAATAAAGGTGGTGTTGAATTTGTTCTTGATCATGACACTACAAAGGCACTTGAGCAGACACTTCCTGGGTTCTTGAATGCTATAAACAAAGCAGATGGAAAATCAGTAATGGATGTTCTTGGAAAATATGCATCATATGATATGCCAGAAATCATTCCAGTTCCTGTTCCACAACCAATTCAAAATGCTGCTTCCGATGCATATGGAAAGGCAAAATCAGCAGTAACTAATGTTATCGTAAAGGGTAAGGAAGCATTTAGTGACATTCTTTACATGCGTTAAATAGAAATAAGAGGTAATACACATGGCAGATACTAAAGTAACAGGTGCTCAGTCTACTCCTGCTTTTATTGAGAGACTGGATGTCTTCTCAAATAAAGATCAGGGTAAGACTGTATCTATTGTAAATGGTGCGGTACAACTGATGTACTATGAGAGTCTTCTACAAGACTCTGTAATGGCAACTGTTACTTTCTCCGACTCAGGAAATTCAATTGATGAGAAGAGTGCCTTAGAAGGTCTTCCTATTGTAGGAACTGAGAAAGTAATGTTCAAAATCAAAGACAATAATGAAGAGCAAATAGAATTTACTTTCTATGTTAACAAAGTAACTCCTGTAGCAGATCAGACAACAAAGGGAATGGTCAATCTACATTTGGTATCAAAGGAATATATTCTCAATGATGAGGTTAGAATTAATAAAAGATTTGATGGTAAGGTATCAGAAACAGTCAAAGAGATACTGACCAACTTCTTAGAAACTGAAAAAGATATCACCGACATCGAAGATGCAACAGAGTTGAATGAGATTCCTGGTCAATGGAAACCATACTACACATTGAACTGGTTATCTAAGAAGTCTGCTCCTTCTGCCGCGACTCTTGGTAAAACTGCAGGATTTTTCTTCTACGAAACATCAAAAGGATATCATTTCAAATCAATTGATACTCTACTGAGTCAGGAGAAGAAGAAGTCGATTATCTATAATGAAACTCCTGACTCAAGAGGTGCTAACATCCCAGAGGGATATGATATGAAAGCATTGACATTCTCTAAGGACAATCGCATCAATGTTCAAGAAAAGATGCAGGCAGGATTTCAATCAACACGAATCGTTTTGTTTGATCCATACACATGTAAGTATGAAGTTCTGAACCCAAAGGCTACAGGAGATGATGGAGTCGAGGATTCTCTAAAGAAAGGAGGAAAGGAACTACCAGTTCTGAACCCAGAGTTTAACCGTCAAGGGGAGAACAAACAGTTTTCAAGAACAACTTATATTGTAAAAGATACTGGAACTCTACCATCAGGATCAAGTAAGCAGCAGATTGAAAAGTCAAAGGATCCAAACTTTAGACCTGAACTGATTACTAATCAGGCAATCATGCGTTATAATCAACTGTATGCTTCTGAGATTGAGATCACTATTCCTGGTGATTTTTCTCTACATGCAGGTGATGCAATATACTTTGATGCACCATCAGCACAGAAGGATACAAAGAATGACGATATTGACCGCCAAATTGGTGGACTATATATTATATCGGCATTGTGCCATTTGGTTAATGCCAAAGGAACTTATACTAAACTAAATCTGGTAAGAGATTCCTTCGGTAGAACTGGAAAGGCAAGAGAGGGTACAAACGAATCTGGTAAACCAGCAACTCCAACACAGACACCTGGAGTACAAACCCCCTATCAAAGAACAGTATCACGGTTAGCAACTGATACAACAACTACTTTCTAATAGCACTATGGAAAAAAACATCGAGACTCATATCGAAAAGGATAAACAAATTCTTGAAAACCCAACTATTTCTCCACAGCAACGTCGCCACATTGAGGGTGAGTTGCATGAATTAGAAGATTATGCAGAGCATCATAAAAAAGAAATCGAAGCAGGAGATCACCACGATCCCAGTTATCTTGAACTATTCTGTGATCAAAATCCCTCTGAACCAGAATGCCTGGTATATGACGACTAATGGCAGAAACAGGAGCACTATTTGATCCCGGTTTTTTAGGCACACAATTTATTTGGTGGCTTGGACAGGTTGTCGATGACTCCGAATGGAGAGATAACATCCTGCCTGGAAAATTTGAGGATGCAAATAGTATTCCTGGATGGGGCAGAAGATATAAAGTTCGTATCATGGGTATCCATGATAAAGAAGAGGAGTCTATTCCTTCGGATCAGTTGCCTTGGGCAAGTGTCATGTATCCTATCACTGCTGGTGGTGGACAAGCAGGGGCAAGTCAGACCCCTATGATCCGTCAGGGTAACTTTGTCTTTGGATTCTTCATGGACGGACAAGACCAACAGGTCCCCGTCATCATGGGAATCATGGGGCATAATGCTCAGACTCCGATGTCAACTAAGATTGGTAAGACGGAATCTAACTTTGGTCCTACCAGTGGATATGCTGAGGGTAAAAATCCTCCAAAGGGAAATGCAAAACCAATTGCTCCTGATGATGGATTGGTTACTAAAAAACCAACCGATCCAAAGTTAGCAGCTGCACTTGCTCCTGCACCACCAGGAGTTCAACTTAATAAATTTGGGTTAAGACCAGATCAACCTCTTAGTGCAATCCCTGGTGGATTGCAGGTTGCAAATGATGCCAGAGAGGCAGCAAGGAATGAAGGTAAGTCGGTTCAAGAAGTAGAAGATGCTGCTATGAAAGCAGTTGCAGATCATACTGCAAAATTAAGGAGGCAGCAAGAGTCTCCATCTACACCAAGCACTGGTAATCCAACAAAAGAAAATCCCGATGCAGTACACCAACTCTCTGCAGCAGATACAAAGAGAGAAGCAAAAATAAAAGAGTGTATTGTTGTGATGAAACCAGACCCTGATTCGTTTGTTCAATCAGCAGTGTCTGCGATTCAAACAACTATCAAAACACTGACAGAAAGACTTAACTCATATCTCAGTGCTATATCAAGTTATATTGATGCGGTATCAAGTGCGATTGAGAATGTGCAAAAATTAATTAGTGATGCTGCTTGTCAGATTGCTAAGTATATGAAGGTTTTGTTTGATAAGGTGATGGAGTATGTCCTCAAGATTCTGAACAAGACATTAGCAAAAGCAGTTGCAGCACTACCAACTCATATGAGATCAATGTTTGGTGATATGAAAGAAAAAATTACTGAACTGATTCTTTGTTTGTATGGTAAACTAACTGGAAATCTTTGTGCATTAATTCAAGGTATTCTTGATGATGCCTTAGATATGGGTAATGCAGAAAGAAAAGCAAGAGAGAATGTAGATAACCCACAGAATGATCAAGTAAAGAGACAACCTCAAGTTGGAACCTGTTATGCTGAGGATTTAATTGGTCAGGCACTATATGCAAGTAAAAGTGAAATTGAGAGTGCAAATAATAACTTACTCGATAATGTCAATTCTTTCTTAGAAGATATTCAAGATGAATTAGCAGGAGTAAGTGGTACTCTCTCTGATATTACAAACCTTCTTGGTGGCATCAGTGGTAGCATGACCTCTGCTCTCAGTTTCAGTAATATATCCCTGAATGTATTTGGTTGCGAATTAACTCCAAACTTAGCAGTGTCTGATAAGTATTGTATGGCTAATGGTGGATCAGCACAACCAGATTCGTCTCTACCAAGTGCTAAGTCTATTGAGAATGCGACAAATAGGGAGAATGATACTCCAAGAGAAGCACCAGGAGAAACTCCATTCGCATCACCACCAACATCTCAACCTGATATTGATCTTGACACTCCAATATCACAACAGGAGAGAGATGCAGTACGTCAGGGTAATATTGTTGATGAGCAAGGGAATAATATTGGTACGATTACCTCCAGGGGTAGCACATAAATACACAATATGAAGGCAAAGTATAA